TCTATAATTATCAAGATATTCTTTTATCTTTTCTTTATTTTCTTGTCTATATACCTTTTTATAAGATAATATCTTTTCTTGGTTTTCTATATGATATTCTTTTTTCCTTTCAAGGATTTTATCCCTATTTTCATCATATCTTTTTTTATCATAATCTTTTTGTTTTTCCTTAAATCCAGGTGATTCTTTATATTTCTTTTGAATAACTTTTACACATTCTTTACACTCATTTCTGTGACCATCTTTAGTTGATGATTTTTTGTGAAAATTAGAAATTTCTAATATTTTTTCACAAATTCTACATTTTTTATGTGGCATAACAAAGGGTTTTTTATATGTATATATAAAAAACCCTAAGTCCTTTCGGTAATTATTTGTTTATCTTAACTTATTGATTATCAATTAGTTGACTAGTAATAGAAATCTTCCCAATAATCGGCTGCAAAGGTTGCTATTAATGGACCCATTAAATTTCCACCTTCACCCCAATCGAGTCCTTCAAACCCAGTGAATCCAACACAAACTGCATTATGATAGATAACTCTTCTAACAATCACACCATCTTTATCATGGACATTAACTGTAATAGTACCTATTGTTGCTTTTTTATAATTAAGTTCACCTGTTTCATTGTTCCAAGATAGATCATACCAGTCTTTAATTTTTCTAAACACAAAGACTTGATGTGCATCATTTTTAAGTAGGTTAAAGTTTATAGTGATATCTGCTTTCGAAGTAGATTCAGGCATCATAGCATATAACCTTGTTGAGTACTTAAATCTTTGTTCAGTAGTAGATAAAGCTGGATATGTTGGTAGTTCTACTGATAACGCATTTTCTAATAACAATTCACTAATATCTGGATCTTCGATTGAAGTTGGTAACGTAAAGTTAACTTCAAACAGATTCTTGTGAACTGGTTCCCAGTTGCTATTACTGGATGTTATGTTTGTAAAGTGTGCTAATGGCATATCTTTTAATTTTTTTTTGTCTAAGTTTATATAGTAATGTTATCTTGTTTCAATTTTCATTTATTCTATATATAAAAAAAAATTATTGATTTTTTATAAATTTATATTTTTTCATACCAGATCCATATATTCTATAAATTTTTCTTTCTAACATAATTTGGTGTTCGGATTTGTTTTTATCAAACCCTTGTTTAACTAATTTATGTTTTCTAAAATTAAATCTATGTACTCTTATATTATCAATATTATAATGATAACTTGGTAATGATGTTGATACATAATTAAATTTGAGGTTATTATATAAATTTCCATTTGAATACATTTTATCTGCATATGTTATAATTTCATTAAAATCATATTTACTTATAAAGTATTTGAAAAGTTTACTTGCACCTCCTACAACATTTGTATTTAAGATATTACAAAATCTTAATAATTCATATCCATTTTTATTTTTATTAGACATGAAATTTCTATTTTTCCCAAAAGTCATTAAACTAACTAATTCGTTTTCAAAAAACAATCCTATTTTTATTTTAGAACCAACAAATCCCTGTATATGGTTATTATCTAAAAATTTTCTAATTAATTTATTATCAATTATTTCCCGAATTTCTGTTTTTCTTGCAAATATTTTATTTGGTGTTTTACCTAATTTATTTAAAATCATAGATTTAACAATATTTTGTTTGTTCAACCAATCATCTTCCCATATATGAATCAATTGTATATCGTTATTTTCACATAATTCTGTTTTTTCCATATGATAAAATTTCGTTCTATACATTTCACTATGCCACCATAATCCATTAAATTCGAAGGCAAGTTTTAGATCAGGAATATAAATATCTAATTCTTTACCTAAATGTCTATTATTTAATAATATTTTTTTGTCATAATTATTTTTAATAAATTCTTGTAATTGAATTTCTAAACCTGATATTTGTTTATTTATTGGGTTGCATTTTGTGCATATTATAGTATTTGTTTTCCTTCTACTATTTAATAAAATATAAGTAATATCAAATATATGATTTTTATTACATTTTATTTTATAAACTCTGTTCTTATTGTCTATATTAATTATATTATAATTATCATAATACTCTAATAATTTATTATTTAATGTATTTATTAAATTTAATTTCATTTTATTTTTTATTTCTTTATTCTTCATAACATATTTAGTACCATATCTTTTTATCATGGTATCAAATTTTTTATTCCTTATTTCTTCGTTTTGATACACATTTTCAAATCCATATCTTTCAATATTAGTATTTTTTATTTTATCTCTAATGATATTAGATTTATTTGGATTATCTACATTATAATTATTCATTAAAGTTTGAATAGATTTATATCTTATTGATTTATTTTGCATTGGGGAATTTGATCCATATTTATTATTATTGGTATTAATAATTTTTTGTTTAATTCCCTGGTTTTCAGCTGGTGTTTTTGTTCCAAATTTTGAAATATTAGTTTCTACTCGTTTATTTTTAACTTTATCACTTTTATTCATACATTCAAAAGAACAATATTCATAATAACCTAATGTACTATTTTTAAATTTTGTAATATTTCCACAATAACATAATTTAGGTTTTGTATTATTATACCAATTATATACTTGTTCTTTAAATGATATATCCGATAATTCATTATTAAATGAATAATTATTGATATCATTTAAAATATCACGATAATGTCTTTCTAAATAACTATATCTGTACATTTTACCAGATTTATCTAATAATTTTTCAAATTTTTTTATCATCTTCGACATAAGTTTCTTTTATTCCTATATATAAAAATAAAAGGATCAAAAAGACCCTTTTATTTTTATTTAAAAATTAAATTTAACTATAAATTTTTATTGTGCTGCGAATCCTGATGATTCTAATGAACCTTTTGAAAGTATAGTAATTTGATTTATGATAATTCCCATACCTTTAACGATTTCCACGTATGTATCAAGGATACCCATTTGTAGGTCGATAATATAATCGGTATTATTAGTTTTATCACAGACGTTTCTATAATTATATAGTCCATCGGCTTCTTTAAATTCTTTACAGATTTGATCTGCTCTGAATTTAATTTCGGCTCTAATTTCAGCAGTATTGAATCTCCAGTGATAGTTAAGTAGCATATCATATATTCTATTTTCAAGTTCTATCAATACTTCTCTTGAGTGAATTAGACTTAGAGATGAATATGGATATGATTGAGCTGTATTATCACTATTTATTATATACCCATAATTTTCAACATAGTCTATTGGATTAGAACCCATTTCATTAAGTGGTTTAAGATCATCTTGGGTAAATCTAATTTCTGTTTCTTTAACATTAGATAATCTACCTTTAATAACACCACCAAGAATTGTCCATGGTTTTGTATTTGCATTTATTGAAGTAAACTTAGTCATATAAGTTTTTGCCATTTCAGCTGCTGGTGGTATAAATTTTTGACTTTCTTCATCAGTTTTAATATATGGGAACCAGTATGACACTGTTGATTGTCCTACACCTTCTCCAAATGAGTAATAGAAGTCTGGATTTTTACTTGGATCAGCTCCTTCTTTAATAAAATCCATATTAACTGAATAATCTGAATTTATAAAGCTTGGATTGCTTGATTTTTTGAATTCTCTAGCACTTGGCATATTAATAAATCCCAGTGAGTTAAGTTTATAACCACATAGATTAACATACTGTTGTTTTGAGTTTGCGGTAAGTCCTAATCCAAATGAATCGACTAGATATCTCCAAGATATCCTATTTTTATTAGCTAGACCTTTGAATAATCTTGTACCATTTCCGATAACATCGAGAATATTTGATTGTCTTGCTTCTGTTCCGTTTGGTATAGAATCTGAATGAACTATAAACGGATCAATAGATACTCCTCTATATTCAGTAACATATTGGTCAATTGAACTATAAGATGTTGTATAGTAATCATAATTTGGGCTTATTAGTGCATTTGTGATTTTTATAGGACCATCAGTTGTAAGAATTTTAAGTGATGTATCTGTTGAATCATTTGTTACACCGATAACTCTTACGAATTTTTTGGGTTCTATACCTAACATATAACCAGCACCTGGTGAATTATAATAAGATGTATCATAATAAGCTTCAAGGAATGAACCTTTAGTTATTTCTGAATATCTTGTTTTATCCACATAAATGACTGTTGTATTTGTAATGTCAGTTATTGAACTTGGATTTTCGATCTCAAGTGTTTGTTTCCAGTTATCTTTATTTGAATATATTACAAATTGATTATTATACAATGAATCGAAACCTGTAAATGCTCCATATGATGTTCCAATTGGTAATTCAAAACTAAATATCATATTATCATCACCATCGAGATACATTTTCAACCATATTTTTTCAGTTGTTCCGCTATCATTATTCATCCAAATATAATCTCCATTATTTATATTTCCATTTAGAAAAGATAGATATAATGATGAATATTTAGCTACCACACCTTCAGTAGATGCTACTTGGGGTTTATTTGTTGTTATAATTGATGTTACATTACCACCACCTACTTCAAATTCATCATCTACATAATAGAATATGAATGATTTATCTGATTTAATATAATCGAATGGTTTTTCTATGTCGTCGAAGTATATTCTTATCCATGCATTTGTAGTAGTAGTTGCATCTGATATTGTTGGTAAAGTAACAGGGAATTTATATCCATTTGATTTGATTATAACTGCTTTATCTAAAGATAATTTAGATGATAATTCATTATAAATTTTCAGACTTCTCAATTTATTATAATTTGTCCAGTCACTACTTGAACCATTTGTATTCAAGAATGATATATCTAGATAATTGACACCTTCAATTGTTGTTCCGCTATCTGTTGATATGTAATTATTATCTAATACTTTATACCCTGATGAATCAGTTGTAACTCCGGAATAATTTTGTGTCCATGTACCATTATCATATTTTGTATAAGTATAACCAAGTATAATTGTACTTTCGTTATTTAAAATATAATTGGGTAGTGTTGGATTTGTACCAATTGATTGTGTTCCGGTTACAGTATTTATTTTAGTACTATCATTTGTCAAATAAAGAATATCATTTCTACTATATGTAGATGCACTATTATTAATAGTAAATGGATTTAAATATGTTGTTGTATCATCTGTTAGGTAATATCTATATCCACCTAAGTTATAATAACCTGATGTAAACCCATACGATATTTTATAAACACTTATACCAGTTGTTGAACCATATATAATATTTGTTACAGGTGTACCACCTTTTTCAGTTGATATTGTAATTATATTTCCACTAATAGTTTTAATATAATAAGCTGTTGTTTTATTTATTATACTAAAGTTTTTAGTAAAATAAATAATATCATCAACAATTAAATTTGTCGATGAATTTAATGTAATATTTGTACCATCACATGATGATATTTCTGTATAAGTATTTGATGATGAACTATACTTTATACCATTTGTATACCAGTTTGTATAATCGGCTGTTCTACCGGATATCCAAGGTGATGACATATTTCCATAATTACCAAATACATTATTTACGGAATCTAAATCTTTTCGTTCAAATGTAATTGATTCAGATATTGTTGTATTATAAGATAAGAAATCTATTGTTGTTTTTGGTGGTTCTTTACCTATCAAAGTTTGTCCTAATAGATCAATTTTGCCTTTATAGTAATCAGAACTTAATAATTCACTTTCATTATAAGTACAAAATA